CGAGGAACTTCGGGGGTTCGGGAGTTACGGGCTGAGACATTACTTGCTCCTTAGGTAGGTGAGGATTTCTGCGATCTGGCGGTTCTGGGCGTCTATTGATGACCCACCGTGATTGGGTTTGACGTGGTACTGCACGTCTTTGATTTTGTCTTCGATGTCATCTAGACGGTCCAGGACACCAGGTCGTTCGGGAGTTCCCTCCCAGGCCTCTAGCATACAGGACATGTGGTCGAGGTATCGACTGATGCGGTAGATGAGGCGGCCGGTTATGCCGATGAGGGCAATGACGCCTGTGACTACTGCTATGTCGATCGTGAGTTTAGGGATTTCTATCATCGTACGAATATCTCCGCGAACATGTTTCGGGTTTCAGGAGAGTCAGAGAAAAGTCGACCTTTTCGGTATACAGTGCGCATGATTGATAGAACCTTGTCGCCGTAAAGGAGCAGCCTTTCACCTTCTCGAAGGTCGGTAACCTTGTAGGCCCATTTTACCTGAGGGCCCTTCGGGATGCGTTTCTGGGCAAACCAGGTTCCCCCGTCAGTCCAGATGGAGACGGTGCCTTGTGGTGTGCGGAGTGTGAACTGGTACTGCGCTTTACCGGTTTTCTTCATGACGAAGTCGTCATAGTTGTCGGCGAACTCGTTGTTAATGGAGTAGTCTGCATAGTCTTCCGCGTAGTTAACAACAAAGGACCCAAAACGAGTGTGCGCGACCTCGTTGGCGAACTCCTTGGAGTCCACGAAGTCGGTGACGATGAATCCATCGGCGTGTCGGCTTATGCCCTGCTTCGGTTCAATGTGAAATCGGATGAAATACGGGTTCATGATAGACACGGAGTTGGAGAGCATGAGGCATCGCACCCGGTCCTGATAGCGGTCTACCGTGGAGTAGAAATCCATGAACACTTTCGCCTCATCAGGCAGGTAGCGGAGACTCCCCTTATCGATGATGAACTCATCAAATATGATTGTGTACACGTTCGGGTATGCGATTGATTTGTTTGCCTGCGCCGTCGAGAGTGGGATGAAGTAGCCGATTGTCTCCCACTTCTTACCCACTTTTCGCTGCGCAAACTGTCCCTCTACACGGAACTCTTGGTCTGGAAACTCCTGCTGGATGTCAGCGAAGAATGAGTTCCTTCCTTTGAGTTCTGTCTTGTAGCGACGCAGATAAATGAATTGCTGTCCTTTTTCGATCGCGTTCTTGATAACGATCTTTTTGGCCCCGTAGGTCTTACCGAGACCACGGGCACCCATAATCATGTTGTAGACGCCCCCGTATGAGAGAACACTAGAAAAAGAATAGTAACTAAATTTCTTTTTAACCATGACGCCTCACCGTCCACCAAGCAGCTCCAGAGAGCATGCCAATACTGTTGATGTGCGGGCCCGGACCGTCTCCACCGTGTCCGATCGTCTGCCCGGGGCCCACAAACATTTCTACGTGGTCTGTGTGTGGGTAGCCCCCGCCCCAGGAGATGACGATGACGTCACCAGGTTTAAGCATTGCCTGCTGAGCAGCACTCATGACACCTCTCCCCCGCTCAATGACTGCTGTCCCCCGGAAGTACATGTCCCCAGTCCAGGTGCCAGGGTTGATGCCAGAGGTATCCATGTAAGCCCTATAGATGGTGGAGGAACAGTCGCCGAAACCAGACTGGTCAGGGTTCAGCCTGCCGGGCGCCTGGCGGTACTTAAACTTCATGATGCGAGACTTCATCCAAGCGAGCGCCTTGGCGCCAGCGGAACCATCACCAGCGCCACCACCACCACCACCACTACCCTGCTCAGCAGCCGCCTGCTCAACAGCCACGTTGACGATCGTTTTGATGTCGTTGAGGTTGGCCTTCCAGGCGTTGATTCCGCATGGGTAGAGGTTGACGTTACCGAACTTGGTCTGCGCAAACATGACGTTGCTATTGTCTGTTTGCACAACAAGTTCACCGCCCTCGATCGTGATCTCCTGGTTGCCGTTAGCGTTAAGGGTTGTTCCGTTGCCAACGCCTGCCCCGATAGCGCCTCCACCACTACCAACGCCACTGGTGTCGCCGGAGGAGATGATGGCGTAGGCCTTTTCGTAGCGGGTCTTGTACTGGCCTAGGACACCGTCGGCGAGGATGGCAGAGTACATGGCGCGCAACCCCATTCCACCGCCACCGCGCATCAACACCCTCAGGGCCTGTCTGGGACTTTGATGGTACGCGCAGGCCCACAGAATGAAGGCGTCGGTATTGTTGTTGTAGTCAAGCCCGTATTGGATGGCGACGGACGTGTAGCCTTCAATGTCTTTTACCAGGAGAGCGTCCTGCGTCGCACTGTTTGCCTTGAGACATTCCCTGAGCGCCACATCATATGAGCGGGAGAGGTAGAACGTGTTCCACCACGGGTCGTCGGCCTTGTGGCGTGAGAGTCCGTTGATGTCGAGTGTGGAGCCATTCATCTTCTGCTGCCATTGCTGAGTGTTTCGGATGGAGTGTAGCAGGCTTGCAGCACGCGTGCCGAACCACTGCGCAATACCCACAGTAATTGGGTCGTTGTAGTTGATGGCGCCATAGTCCATGTTTGACTCGACAGTGCCAATTACCTTGATAGCAACTTTCTTGTGTTGCTCATCCCATGCCATAAGTGAACCTCCTGCTACGATTGTAGCAGGAGGCTCACCTACGGATCGTCACCAGATTCTGTACGTGTTGGTAAAGAAGTACCCCACACCAACCCTTAGGGCCTGACGCGTCTGCAACTGTCCCTTGTAGTTGATGGTGAACATGCAGGGGTTCCTGTCATGGTCGAACGCGAATATCGTCTTCTCCTCGATGGGGTACGCCCAAGAGGGGATTGACCAGATGTACGAGTCGTTAGGTACGGCCGTACTCGCCCCAAACGTGCCCTGAAGCGAGACTGTTGTTCCCTCGCGAGAGATGAGAAGGTTTTTCATTGAGTCCTTCTTGGGGCCCCAACCTTCAACACCATAGTCCTCAAGGGATCGCCACCCATAGTTCTTCCACCCACTGTCGCCCTCCATCCAGGCGATGGTTCTGTGCATAGCCTCAATGTATGATGCGTCGGGAAGGTGTACCTCGTCATCGCCGCGAACATGGTTTTCGCCATAGTCGTTGGCTTCCCAGAACCAGGACACGCTGCCGTCACACACTGCGAGGTTGACTGAGTTCATGGCCTTTTTTGCGCGCTGAATGGATCGCGAGATGTTCTGTCCCATATAAGAGGCCTGAATGTTAAGTGACGACTTGTTCCAGATGACTGGGACCATCTTTACCTTAGCCGTAGGCCAGTTTGTCTGAATAATTTGGGCACAGTTAGCGGCGTTGTCATGCACATTGTAGTTGGCGCGAATATCGTTCAACATGTCTACGATAAGGATCAGGCCAACCTGGTCATTTCTGAAGGAGTTGTCTGCAGCAGCCTGATTTAGCTGTGTGTCAAACCTTGCGGCAACACCAGACGTAAATCCGCCGCCACCAACACCAAAATTGTGTGCCGTATAACCAAAGTGCTCACAGACCCGCTCAGCCCAGCGACTGTTGCCTGAAACGACGTTGCTGGACCCCACAATGATGGCGTGCTTTCGCTTGTCGACCCGCTGAAACTCAGAGTCCAGGTACGTCTTGTTGTAGTAGCTGTTAGAGAGGTTGGCAATCTGCACGTCCAGAGCCGTCTTGATACCATCAATTCTCCCTTCCATCTTTTCAGTGAGGTTAATTGTGGCTAGGTACTGGGTCTTCCCATCCATCATCTGGGCACCCATAAAAGCGTTATCCAGATTGTATCGTGAAGACCTTGCGGGGGTTAGAGCGACCGCAATGAGTCGAGATTTGAAGTCCTCAATGGTACGCAGGGTGTCTGTGCGCTTGGCCTCAATGTCCTTGTTCCACCCGTCGTGAGTCTTCTCCATCTCGGTAATGAATGTAGAGACTTTCTCGTTGAGGTTTTCGATGATCTTTTTCTGCTCATCACCAAACTTGCCCACATAGTCAATTGTCTCAATAACGCTTGTTCGGATGCGCTCAAGCACTTCAAGATACGTAAGGCCATCCCGGTACGTAAAGGGCGTAACGTTGTTAACCTGAGAGTTCTGAATGCGCCAGATAGCACGATCAACCGAGTTGATGATGTCGTTCACATTAGCCATAGTATCCTCCATAAAGGTTCGAGTGTGTAAGTGGGTGGTCAAGGTCCCAAACACCTAGGAAAAGGTCTCGGAGTTCCTCGATGATGAAGTTGTCAACATTAATCAACGTCTGCCTGTACTGCGCAATCATCTGCGCCCTGGAGCCCCGCTGACTCGACTCACTGGACTGGTTGTTGTCGTAGTGGCTGCGAGAATTTGTGGACCCCGAACTCGTGCTCGTACTCTTGTTCGAGTTCTCACTCGTCGCATCCGACATGCTTGAGGCATAATCGCCGTTGCCAGCAAGGCGCGTCTGCGGAGTGTCTGAAGCAACCGTTCTTCCCCTGCTGGTCCCGCTTCCGGTCCCATTGCTAGCGCTCGTGTTGGTTCCGTCATTGCTAGAGTCTCCCCACTGACGTGTCCTGCTGGTACCCGCACCACCGTCAAGAGGATCGTTGTTCTGAAGTTCTGCCAGATACATGCGGTTATACCGGGGCATGATGAGTTCCATCCGGAGTTCGATCCGCCAGATGAAGATGTCGATCGTTTCATGCCCGATCTCATTGAGCCAGAACTCTCGTTTGATGCGAGAGTTCAGTTTCTCGCGGTAGGACTCATCGAAGATCTCGTACTTGTCGAGCCCCCAGTGCCCTTTGGTAATGAAATCAACGTCCTTAAGCCTCAGTGTATGCGTCGGCATCGCCGTTCACCCCATTCGCCTGTAGTAGATTCTGTTGTGCAAGAATGTCGTTCATGTCAGGGGCAGCGTTGTCATCAACCGCCCACGTACACGAAACGTCTAGCCCGAACTTCTCATTGATCTGCTCGCACGCCAGTTCGCGCGGCTTCATGAACGACTCGCGAGACGCCAGTACCTGGCCTGAGTTGGCGGCAGCCTCCTCAACAACCATGCGTTCACGCTTCTCGCTGTTGACGTTCATGATGCCGAGCATCGTGAGCGCCTCCCCCCAGATCTTTGCCTTGGACTCCATGTGCTTGATCGACGACACCGCCCCAGCGCCAGCGTTCTGGTTGAGCGGGAACACCCCGATCGTGCTCGCCAAGTTGTCCATCGCCAAGTTCTCGGTCCCCCATACGACGGGCTCACCGTCGTAGATCTTGGAGATGACGTTGGAGATGGTGTGTCTCTGGTCTGTGTTACAGGCGACGATCATGGGGTTGCGTTCGTTGAGCAGGTCGATCTCGATCGTCCTGTCTACCTGGGCGAGTCGTGAGGCGTAGACGCGGATCACGTCCATGTCGGGGACTCGGGTCTGGTTTCCCCAGATTACCACACTGTCGACTGCTCGTACGTCACGAGAGTAGACCCCGTTGCGGGTGACACGAAATCCTGTGGGATTGTCCTGGATGTCCCATACACCTGTCTCGGTGGCTGGCATGGACATGAACAACTCCAGCAGCGTATCAAAATAGAATAGTGAGAAACCGTTTTCGAGAATGGTCTTCTCAATAAAGCGAGGGTCAATCCCGTTCGGAAGTCCTTCCCACGTAAATCGACTCATACACTTCCCACACAGCTGACGGAAGTACATGGACTCTAGCTGTGCCTGTCTTCCCTCGCTGGTGGAGGGAAGCGGGGCGCGCCCCACTTGAGAGTAGATCTCGTGGGATACAAAATCTGTTCGCCTAGTCACTCAACTTCACCTTTACGTTACTATCGATTCGATTTTCGCGCACATTTGTGCGACCAATGTTAAGCGGCTGTTTCCACACGGTGACCCCTTTCTCGAAGATGCCTCTAATTGTACCCTTAAAAGTCTCAGGCATGTTGGCTCGAGTCAGGTAGCACTCGCTCATCTTCCAGTAGGTGAAGTGTGTCATCAAAGAAAGTTTTGACATGTTCACCCACACATTCATGTTGTACCCGTACCGCAACCAGAAATCGCCGATCCTGCGCATCGAGTTGAACGAAAGCATGCGCACCCGACAGTCCAGAGACATCTGGTACGCAACCATGGGGGTGACAGTCCCTGCCGTCTGCCCCACAACAGAGGGCGGGATAACCTGCATGTCCTGCGTCTGGGCGTTAACGCTCGCAATCGCGTTCTCATAGTCACCATTCGCCGAGAACTGTGCCAACTCGTAGTTCGTGTCACGCACGGCTCGCTGCTGCTGCTGACTGATCTGCGACTGCCCCGATACCAGCTGGTTCTGGATGTGGGCCTGAGACTGTGCCTGCGAGTTTGAGATCATCGCGTTCACGTGAGCGGTCGCCATCTGGCCAATACCAGCGCCCACAGCCTGACCATTCAGACCCACAACCCCACCAAGCGCCTGCATCCCACCCTGAGCGGCCTGCACCGTAGCGCGCATGTTGTTATAGCGAGACTGTGAGTCGGCGTTCGCGGAGTTCCCCCACATCGAGTTCTCGGCCCCAGCCTGTGTAGCAGCAATACCCGCGTTCGCAATGTCTCGGCTGGCAGTCGCCGCGCGCTGCGCCCGTTGCTGTGCCCACTTCGCGCCGTTGTATTGCTGGGCGATCGTGTGCGCATTGCTAGCCAAGTTATTGAGGGCCGAATTGTTGAGTACCGCAAAGGTGGGCAGCGACTGATAGCCGGTAGCAACATCCAGTTCCTCACCAGTCTGCTGGGTCCATGTGGCAGCATCCACATCAATCACGTCAGCGCGAGGATGCCGGTTCAACCAGTTAGGTGAGAAGAGGATCTGGGGTGTGGGCGGGGCGAGGTGCACCCACGCGGTAAACCCGATATCGTCGCTCGCCAGCGACTCTGGCCGAACCTCGATAGGGTTCCCCGTGTACGTGGTGAACTGGAGGATCGTGTACGGTGCGGTACAGAACTTCTTCAACTCAGAGTACTCAGGCAACACCAGGCGCATAAGGTTCTCACGGAAGTTCTCGTGTGTGATCCAGTAGCCCCTCTTGTTCTCAACGCCAGGGTTGGACAAAGCCCACCACGAGGCGCTACCCAGTTGCACCTTCCGTGCACCGTCGCCCTTGAGCATCCCCTTGGGCACCAGCGTCACGGACCCGATCCCCTGGGCGATCCACGGGTAATCTGCCAGGTACTTCATGCCTGCGGCGAATCCCGAGGCATCAGCCCACCAGATATCAACGGAGTTAGGAAGACCCTCCATGTCGGACCCGTCAGCCATGATCATCGATGGTGATGTACGCGACCCGTAAGGAGCATCAAGTTTAATAGTGGACGTAATAATGACGTCGTATTTTTTGTTCTGGATATCCCCGAGAACCTTACGGTAGTTGCGAGCAACCATGTGCTCGCCGCCCAGGTCAAGCCCCTCGGGCACCGTGAGCCATGTGCGACCATGATCATCAAACGAGTCAATAGCGGCAATGCCCATATGCCCGCGCTCAAGGAATCCGCGACCAAACTCAACACGATCGTAGTACGTGGTCCACACATCAAGTTGAAGAACAAGTTGCGTGGTCCCAGGGTTAATGTACTGGACGTCTGTAATAAAGTAGAAGAACACGGTCGGCTGATAGTCAGTAGAAAAGGCTTCGCTTGGACGCCCAGGATTCGTTACCATCACATAATTGAACTGCACCGCACGCGAGAACGGTGTCGGAATCCTGATCGGCCGCCCTTGAGCCAAGTACGTCATCGAATCAAGGCGCACCGTCTGAGAATGCTCGAAACTCTCAACATAGTCCTTCGGAGACCCGTAACGGCCCCAGTCAATGATATCCCGGTAAGTGTTATCAAACGGCACGTTAACCATCCGTACAACACTCCCCGCAGACCACACCGAATAGTCAAAAGAAAGCCCCGCCTGTGTCTCCGGCGGCATCTCATTAATCTGACTCATATCTCCTCCACAAGTAAATGGAAG